CATCTATTATAATTGCACCGCCAAAACCATCATATCCGACAATACCAGCACCAAAACCAGTTATAGCACCTCCTGAAGACGTAGCATAAACACCGCCACCATCCTCTGTGTACCATTTAGCTTTACTGTCTGTGTCTGTTTTGATTTTAATATTACAAACTTCCTGAAATGCATCCGACTTAACTAAATCTCTAACTTTGTTTGAATTTTCCAATGCTAATGAATCGGAATAAGATGTGTGTATGAATTTAGCTTTTGGGTTTATCATTAATCCTTTTGCTATAAAATTAACTACTGCCAACTCTGTTTTACCGAAACGTGGCGGAATATTTATAATAAGCCTCGTTATTTCGTGTGTGTAAACTTTCTCTAAAACATCCGACAATAGCTTAAAATGGTCACCTCTTACAAACTTATTGCCTGTTTGCTTATTGTAGAAATACCTTGTAAAGAAGTAAAGGTCTGTAAGTAGCTTTGATTTAAGTATCGTTTGTTCATCATACTGTATCATCCAAATCTTTTAGGTATTCTTTTGCTTGTTTAGGTGTTAAATCTTTAGTCGTGTTTATAGTTCCTGCTATTTCTGTTTTACTTGGCGCATAATCACCATCAATCTTACTCAAATAATCACACGCTTTCATTCTATCACTTGCATTTGGCACTATCATTACATTTCCTGACTTCCATGCTTTTCCTTTTGCAATATTAGAAGCAATTTCCATTCTTTCAAACTTCGTTAATATAGCCGATTTTAGCCTTTCTTTTTCGGACTCAAGTATTATATCGTCTTTACCCTTATTAAGCGTTAAATCATACTCTGCTTCGTAAATATCATACTGTTTTAGTGTGTTTGATTTCTCACATTTGTAGTTAGTTCGTAAAAGTTCGTAAAAGTTCGATTTACCACGATTGCCATTAGTTAGATAATCATAGACTAATGATTTCCATTGTGCTTCAGATGATATTTTTTGCTTTTGTGTCATTTTATAATATTCAAATATTCATTCCTTGCTTTACCTTCGTCTTTAAAAATTCCTATTAATTTATTCGTAACTGTCCATGTATCATGTTTTTTTACACCTCGCATACACATACATAAATGTTGTGCTTTTAAAGTTACTGCAACACCTTTCGGATTTAATTCTTTTTGTATTCTTTCTGCAATTTGTGTCGTTATTCTTTCTTGATTTTGAAATCTATTTGCGTATAAATCAACTGTTCTTGCTAATTTTGATAATCCTACTATTCTTTTATTTGGAATATACGCAACGCTTGCAAATCCAAAAAAAGGAGCTGTATGATGCTCACATAGAGAATAAAATGGAATATTTGTTTGTAATATCATTTCATCTGTACCCTCTGCATCAAAAGATGTAAAATTAAATTCTTTTGGTTCGAGAAATTCTCTCATAAATTTAATATATCTTTTTGGCGTTTCTATTAATCCTTCACGAGTTGTATTTTCTCCAAGATGTTTTAATATTTGTTGAAAATGCCATTCAGGACTATTTACAATATATTCCATAATTTATGATTTTGAATTGATAATTTCCATTGTGGATTTTTTATACATAAATCAATACAATGTTTTAAATTTTCGGTATTAATAGTAAAACCGTCAGAATGAGGACTTACCCAATAATGTAATGCTTTTATTTTTGGTTGTGGTATATCTTGCCCTTTATGTCTAACATATCTTAATTCTGTTACTCCTTTTGGAAAGTTTTTTAAAATAACGTGTTCTGCAACTTTTGGAGAAACGCAAATAAAATCTATATTTTCAACACAAGCTTTTAAACCGCTTGTTTCTATTGCTTGAAAATATCCTTTTTCTTTAAAATAAGCCGTTATTTCATTTGTTAATTGGTCTAATGGTTCACCGCCTGTCCAAGTTATCTCTTTGCATTGTGGAGCGTTATTTTGCAACCATAAATAAATATCATCAATAGACATATCTTTTCCACTTTCAAACTCTGTATCGCATTTAATACCTAATGCGTAACAAGCATTTTTTGCTTTGCAACCGCTAGTTCTTATAAATACGGTTGGTGTTCCTATTCTTGCTCCTTCGCCTTGAAGTGAGTAAAAAATTTCACTAATTCTTAATTTCATATATTCCACTATTTTTTTTATTTTCAAAACATTCAACTTTTAAAACTTTTACTCTTCCTCCTTCGGTTTTTTCAAATACATTTGTAAACTTATCAAATACTAATTTTGCCATACTTTCTGCTCCAATACTATCAACTAAAATTACTTTTGCTAAATTATAACTTTCTAAATCTTTAAATAAATCTGCAAAGGGGTCATCTTTTTCAATTAACAATGTATGGTCAAACATTTTATTTAACCAATCTTTTAATCCGTTGCGAGAAAATAAACCAAAATCTACTATCCAATTCATTTCGTCTAAATCATCGGCAGTAAACCAAATCTTAAATTCAATTGCATATCCGTGCAATAGTTTACAATGGCTGTGCTGTGCTTTATGTTGTCTTATTGCAATTGAATAATTATCGAATATTTTTGTACTTATAAATTTTGTTTCCATTTTTCTTGAAGTTTTAATTTTACAAAGATTAACCAATACCAAAATAACCCTCCTGTTATTTTTAATAAAAATTGACTTATTGTTATTTCATAGTTAATAATTGAAAATGCTATTATTTGAAAAACAATGCTGTCTATTAAAATTCCTATCGCATCACTTCCGTTTACTTTTACAAAATATGATTTTTTTAATGCTAATTGATAAAAAATTCCTGCTACTATTTGAGCACTTATAAAACCGAATGCACTACCAAGAGCAATATTTTGAGCATTTGAATTAATTAAATAAGTTGCTACTGATGCTATTATTACTAATGCTCCAAGTTTTAAAACAAGCTCTAATCCTTTCCAAGTTTCGTGAAATAAACATCTTAAAACAAAATCAAAAGGAATTAAAAAAATCGCTGTAAATATTAATCCTTTTGCTCCAAACCAAAGGACAATGAAATTAGCTAATATAAAAGCTAATAAATATAAACTAATTTTGACTACCTGCATATAAATTATATTGTTGATTTAAGTAATAAATATTTAAACATAAAAAATTAGTATTTTGTTCGTTGTTCCAAACATTTATAAAATTATATATTTCTTCTCCTACTAATTCAATTACATTTTGTTTTTTTATATTTTTAATATGTTTTCCTTTTATATATCCGTATCTTTTTCCTGCAATATAAGTTGTGCTATCTGCTGAACTACAAAATGATAATTCTTTTAAAAACTTTAATTCTGTACATCCAAGTAAATGAATATCAATATTTGGCTTTTTGTTTTTGATATAATTTGCTATTTGAACTACTGAATTTTTTTGTCCTAAAAAACGAAGTTCCGGAACTGAAATAGCAATATAATCTGAAAATTCAATTAATCTATCTAATCCCTTTTGTCCGTCTTCTTTGTGAAATACATTTATAATTCTATTTGGTATATCTTTTTTAAATCTTTCTCGATACTCCCACGCCTTTTCTATACCTAAAATCTTTTGGCAATCTACTTCTACGCAAGTTGCATTATTATTATTGTTTAAAGTAAAATCTACTAATCCATCATACCAAGCATTCATTAACTTTTCATCTTTTTGTCCTTTATGACTTCCAAACATTAATGTAAACAATCCACTATCTTGAATACAATGTTTGGATTTTGATGCTACATATTTTGGTATTTCATAATCATTACCTTTTAAGTGGCAAGGCATTAAAGGTGATTTTTTGCTATTCAAAACCTTTCTTTCTAAAAATGGAAACGCTGTATAAAGTGAATAATTAATACCAAGTTTTTCAACTGCATAAAATTGATTCATAACCTCTGCTCCTGCAAAATGAACTTTAATATTTTTTTGATTTGGAACTATCATAATTCAACTCTTGCTCCTCCAGTTTCTTCCTCCCAAACCTCACACCAAATCATTCCGTCTTCCTTTGCAAATTCTAAAATTTCATTTGCAATCATTTCGCAACTCATATTTTCAAATTGGCAAGGAGCTCCAAAACTTTCAAATAAATAATCTTTTAATTCATCACGACAAATAAAAATTTCGCGTTCTCTGTTTAAATCATTAACTAAATATCCAGCTTTTATTTTAAAAGTGTGTCGATGTTTAAATGATAAAAAATGTACCTCTTTTGGTGCATTTGGGTAATTATGAAAACCCTCTATTTCAAAACTAACTATTACTGTATTTTTCATAATCCTAATAATTTAAAAAATATTTGTTCTTTGCTTCCTGAATGATTTTTTAATGCTTCGTTTACAAGTTCAAAGTCTTCGTCTGTATATTCTAAAACAATTTTGTTTTTATTTTCTTTGTTATTATTGTTATCCTCTTCAAAGAAATTATCTAAATTTATTGTATCATTATTATAAATATCAACTCCCAAATCCACAACATCAATGTCATATTCAACCGCCAATGAATCAATAACCTCCATATCAAAGTCAATATTCTTTTTTGAAGTGGTATTGGCTAAGATAGATGCTTCATAG